CCCCCGCCGCAATAATACGTTGATACTCCGATAATGTCACTTAAATAACCCATTCCACCATCACCACCAACTGTGTCAGTTCCAGTCGTTCCAACAGCCATTCCACCCCCACCCCCACCGGCTCTATATCCTGTAGTTGTACCACCAGCTCCACCATTATTACCTTGAGATTGAAGGGAATTACCACCCGCATTAGCGACAGCAGTACCCCCACCGCCGCTTCCTCCATCAGTCCCTGCTCCGGTATTCTCACTACCACCTCCACCACCGCCTAATGCAGACATTCCATAAAATGTTGTTTCTGAGCCATTTGATCCTTTTGCGGATAGATTGGTAGAACCAGCTCCGCCAGCTCCAACAACTACATTGTAAACACCTCTCGAAATATAAATTTCTTCTTTGATAATATATCCACCTCCCCCGCCACCTCCAGCACGACCTGCTCCGCCACCGCCACCACCCCCGATCATTAAAACCTTAATATGACCACTTCGTATAACTTCAAAAGTTCCATTAGTAGTAAATATATGAATTCTATCGTCATCTACTTCAGTTATATTTCCACCATGAGCCATAGGGTATTTTTGCGATCTTGTTTTGAATGAAAACCCGTGAAAACCTCTATTTCCTGCCATTAAAAATCTCCACCTTCCGCGATAATATTAAATGCTTCTGCTTTCTCAGTTGCAGCCTGTAATTCATAGGTAGCAGGAAGGATTAGAGCTTCTTCTTCAAAAAGCTCTATTATGTCAATAAATGCTGCTACAGTTGCTGATTTAGTAATTGCAGTGACAAGAATTTCTTTCCAAAGTCTGATATTTGAGCCATCATCAATAAACAAACGAACTATTCCAGCAGTAGTAGTAACGATCGCTTTGATCGTAATTCTGTGTATTCTTGTTCCATTTGTTCCACCAGTAATTATAGTTCCTATCGTTCCTGTTCCATCAAGATTTGTGTTGGCAGTTGAAATTGCAACCATCCCTATAACTGGAGTTAGTGTAAAAATTGGACTTGTATTTGCAGCCATAATAATCTCCTAAACAAAATTTTGATTCATAATTACTTTCAAAGCTGGAGGAACTTCTCCTGTTCCACCACCAGAGGGTAAATTGCTAATTTTTACACTCTTTTTCGCATAACTTGCAGCACTATCCTCAATAATCAATAAATCATCGTCAGCAGGTGTGGTTTTTTCTGTAATTGCACTGATTTCATTGGCTTCATTGTCATGAATGGCAGCACCATCTGTTGCAGCACTACCAAAATCAATACTTACTACACCACTACCGTCATCTGTAAGAGTTCCATTTGTTACCTTGATTTTTATCACGTCAGCAACAGTAGGAGTACCATCTTGTTCCTCTACAGTTAGTGAAGTTCCACTCGCCGGAGTTTCCGGTAACCACGTTCCAGTTGCTAAATCATAAACTAAAATATCATCATCGGCTAAGCCAGTTAAATCAACGTCAGTCAAATCAGCAAGAGCAGAAGAAGGAGTTGCAGGGGTTTCTGGTAACCATGTCCCTGTTGCTAAATCATAAACTAAAATATCATCATCAGCTAAATCAGTTAAATCTACATCGGTAAGGTCGTCTAATGACCCACCACCTTCATCATCTCCAGCAATCAAACTGGTTGTTCCTACATCATATTTGATCACCTGACCATCTGTTATTCCCGTAAGATCAACCGTTATACCATCAATTTTTACAGCATCATGGTCAAGATCGGTAATATCCGCTTCTTCATGGGTATGAGCTGGAATTGATCCCCATGCAGGAATACCACCTGAAACGGTAAGTACATCACCTTCAGTGCCGATGGGCAATCGTGCGATGTCATTATCAGGTTCCAAATGAACTCCGAAGAGTTCTATGGTAAATATATCCCAAGAGTTGCCCCCTCCAGCTAAAGCATAGAATCGAAAATATTGATAAGTTTGTGGTGAAGCAAAATCAATAGTTTCATCTTGTGCCGTCACTGTTATAGTTACAATATCTGTCCAATCTATGCCATTATCACTACCCTGTACTTTATACGAAGTTGCTGCCCAAGCAGTTATATGTTGAAAAAGTCTAAATCTATGAATTATTCTTGACTGACCTAGATTAACATATATCCAGTCATCAGCTACGGGATTAGAAGCACCAGCCCAAAATGTTGCGTCATTCTCATCAATAGCATTCCCAGCAACATAAGATTCATAAGTAGAATTTGCTGTTGCCGATGCTCCATGTCCTACCGTAGCATAATTGGTATATACAGGAATATCTTGTTTTCGATAAATCATATCGCCAACCTCTTCAATTATCGATAAGACGGGATCATCTTCAATGGCAGGAAAATCGGTAATATCAGATACGGTATGGGTGTGAGTTGAGTCTGCAAAAGCGTTGGCATGTTCTCCATCCAATAAATCAGCATTTAAATTCGTATTTAAAGTTGTGCTCTCAATGGAAAATGGAGAAGTTCCTGTTTCAATCAAACTCTTGATTTGATTTGAAAATAATTCTACGCTTGGATTAGGAACCATTCTCATTATGCCAGTTCCTGAAATAGTTCCTGTAATTTGAATATTTGTTAAAATACCATTATTTTCGATGGAACCAGTAATTATACTATTTTTTCCCAATCCAATTATTTCTACTCCAACTGGAATGATCAAAAATGTTTCCTCTGCTGAAATTTCATACGAAAGATCCATATAATTGATGACCTGAGCTGGTTGAGTTGAATTTCTTGTTTTAAATGCAATAATATTATTTCCGAATCCTGACACAGATACACTTGGATTTGCAGTTCCAAGTGTATTTGCTGGACCATTTTCATAAACTAAAGATCCATTTATATACACAGCATCAATATAATCATCTCCTTTGACATTAACTTCTGTTATAGGACCTGTTATATTGATAACTCTACGAAATAACATTATTCCTTGATCTGGATTATCACCAGCTTGGTGAGAAACTCTCTCTGTTCCGGCAATAATTGTTTGATATCCATCTCCAGCAATAGAATCATCCCAACTGGAATCGTCAAATGATAATTCATTCCAGCCAGTAGGAAGAACTCCACCTGGTTCTATACTAATACATTTTTCAGCTCCAATCGTTGAAACAAAAAGAGTTCCATCACCTTCTATTGAGGATACAGTTCCAGGAGGAATAAGTATTATATCTCCACTGGCAGAAGCTTCTAAAGCTAGGAATAATCCACTATTGGATACAGCATAATATCGTATTTCTTGTAGACTTTTATCATATAAAATTATTGCGTACGGATTATCCGAAGTACCGCTTGCAGATAATGCTCCAAGAGTTTGTGAATATAAATTAAGCAATTCTGAAAAATACTCTGCATCTTTTTGGATTATTATACGAGCAACGAAAAAAGCATCTGTCTGTAAATCTGTTGGAACTTCGTATGGAATTGAACTTTTTTGAGCATCAGCAAATGTTACGTATTGCTCTTTATTGAGTAAAATATAAGGAGTACCATCATAACCAAGAATAACCCAATAAACACCATAATATCCGTATGATAACTCTGCTAATGTACCACTACTATCGTCATAATATTCACCTAAAATTTGTTGTTCTCCAGATATATACGACCAATCACCAGCACCATCAAAATACCATATAGTAAATGTAGATGAGTCCGAACTATCAAAAGGAGATATCATTATAGTTCCGGTCATTTCTTCCCAAAGTTTTCCAGTTACTATTCTTATATTTCTATCTCCTACCGCAGTTGTCTGAACACCTACTTGGAATTTCTCGGGTGGAGCACTACTTTCACCTCCGCTTGAGCCAGACCCAAAAGGACGAATCTCAAGAGTACGTACTCTTTTAGAAAGAGCAAGAATAGATTTAGAAAATTCTTTTGAGAAATTATTATCCATTATTCACTCACATAGTATTCTATTAGCCAACCCCAGAAACCAACGCCAAGAAGTCCAGCAGATGATTGAGTATCATCAAGATATGCACCTGCTCTGGCAGTATGCAACGTTATTATATCTCCAGCAGCAGCTTCTATTTCCAATTCATGTATATAATTGAATTCCAAAGGATCCAATTCTATAGCTGCGTAATCATCTGTATCATCTTCTTTTCCAACAGCTCCGATATTATCTGCTCGTATATTAGAATAAGCAACTATGGTTCTATCCCATGCTTCTTCTAAATGACAACTAAATAAAGAATAAGATTTTACGCCAACTCCTGCAGAAAATCCGCTAGGAACAACGTCATCTGGAAGAATATAAAATCCCTTAAACCACGTCCATCCAGAAGTTGATGTAGCATAACCCCATCCTGGAGAAGCAATTGGATACATAGCATTTTGACCTTCAAAATTACTAGCATTTATAGGAACTAATACCTTCACTAATTTTGCTTCTAATTTATCTCTTGGAATAGCTCCATCTACTATTGAATCTCCACTATCTATAATACTATCTCGTAGTACAGTATTGAAAGCACAAAAATCTCTCACATCTGTTATTACAAGAGCTTCTCCTCCGCCAGGAACCAAAATTCTGTACAATGCAATTTCCCATTCACTGGAATCATTCTGAGTAACTGCTGGATAAGCTGCTGCATCAAGAAGAAGTTCTGCAGTTACAGTTTGAGCGTCAAAATCTTTTCTTAAAATTAACACATAATAATTCGGAAGACCAACTCCTCTATCCACCAAATCTTTCTGCAGAGCAGATGAATTTATATACAATCGTCCATCTACCATAGCTGCTCCAGTATCCATTTGAATAGTGTCCGTATCCACAGCGGTAACAGCTAATTCATTATATACATTCTTAATTGGACCTTGAGTAGAAGGATCTCCTTGAATGAGAAATTTGAATAGATCGCAAAATTCCTCGTCATTATAGGGTCCAGCATCTCCTACTGTAGTTCCTCCCCAAAACCATGATTTTTCTGCCATAATACGCTCCTAAAATTCCTGTATTTCAAAAGATAGATCTTCTTTTTCTTGATAGGAAGCATCTACCTTTACTATTCTTCTATTATAAATTGAGCCATTGAAATAAATTGAGATCTTATCTCCAAGGAAAAAATGTTTGCCATATAATGTGGATAATTGAGATAGAGGTTTGAATGTAATATTATCTACATATTTTAATTCCTCAAGATATTCATCTCCGGCAACTTCCATTTCACTTTCAAATCCAGATTTGGATCTTGAAGATTCACATCTATTCCACAAAGAATCATATTGAGTTATTTTGGATCTAACTTTTATGTTTCTTGTAGCACCATCACCTTCTCCCAATACCGTTACCACATTCGTTTCCGATAATCTATCAACTACATGTTCTATTTCTTGAATATTTCCTCGATCAAGAGAAAATATAACCGGAATATTTCCAGAAGCATTTAAACCAGTTTCTCTATTCAATCCTATTACCGTTCTATCAGATCCATATCCATTTGGATATGTTTTGAATCTGAATAACTTAGCTTGTCTATCCCAAACAACTTCGAAGTCTATACTTGAATAATTGGCAATATCTTTTAGAACTTCCAATAAATTCGCATACGCCCGATCACCTTCCCACTCTATTCCAGCTCCGGTAGAAGGATCAACAACAAAATTAGGAAGAACACCATAGGAATCTCTTTCAAAACCTACATCAGTTATCGCAGAAACTCCACAATTTTCTTCTGCATATTCTTTCATTGCTGTTTCTGAAGCATCTAATTTATAAGATTTTATAGTAGCAGCTGGATAATTTATAATCGTTCTCTCGAGAAAATGATTTAATCCAACGCCCGAAATTTCAAAATTATACTCTCCTTGATTAGATACAGATAAATTGGTCTTTCGTACCAAACCAACACATTCTGTATATTTCTGAAGTCCAGCAACTAATAATCCTCTTCTTATCTCAATTATATTGTCTAGCTTAAACAATGGAATTCTAGAATCTTGACCATTTATAGAAAAATTGAATGATCCAACTCCATTTATTTCTCTAGAGTAAGCTAATCCAAATATAGAGTCAAATACTTTTTCTATACCGAATGTAGCGTTTCTAAGAACTACAGTATAGGAAATATCCAATGTTTGCATGTTATATTCCTATAAATCTTTCTTTATAGAATATTTCTACGCTAGAATTTATGTCTATTCCTGTAGAATTGATATAAATTTCATTTACTCCTCCGGTAGCTTCTGGATCTGGAGCCAGATGAAATGTATCAAGATTACTAGGTAAACTAACTATTCCCGATAAATCTCTTCCAGAATTATTTACCACAGTTTTATTTCCAAATGCAAGGTCAACAGTTACTATTTCTCCAGCAGCTATATTATAATTGATTTCAATAATCTCAGAAGTGGTCATATTGGTTATAACCATATTCGTAGCAGGTCCTGTGATAACTATTCTAGGATAAGCCATCCATGTTCCAGTATATGTAAGATTTTCAATTGCTGCTGACGTATATGACCCAAGAATAAACGAAAATGAGAATGAAAATATTAAAAACGAAGATTCCGATAATTCGTCTAAATTGTCAAACAATAAAGATTTCTCTACTGGATCATAAAAAGTAGGGTCATGGGCAATAAATCGTAAGGCTTCCGTGAATCCCCACTCATCCCATTTTGTGAGATCTCTGGCTTGAAATATTGGTCCTTGTTCAATTACTACATCAATATCTCTCATAGAACCATCAGGAAATTTCTTTCTTAATGCTCCATAAGATCCAGAACCTATGGGTTGATTATTTGGTTTCAAGAATCCTAACAACAAAGATCTTTTAGTCCAATAATCTTCTCTTGAGCAAGCATTCTGTCTCATTGTCAATTGGATTGTTCTAGGATTTAGTCTATATCCAATTATTGTTTCTCCATGCTGAGATGGACTTTTCTGAGTTAGATAAGTTATAGGGGGCATCCCAAGACCTTCCTCAGAAAGAAAAGCTCTAGTAGCGGTGTCGAAAGGATACTCGTCGCCATTAGGTGCTATATAGGAATTAAACTCTATCATTCTATCTCCTTGAGGAAGCTAATGCAGCAGACACATCATAGTAAATTGAAGCTGGAGAAGCATAATTTTCATATGTAGGATTCACAGTTATTGCTGTAGTATAATGATTGTATGTAGTCTTTGCAGGAACTACGGTAGAACCTGATAACGGATTTATCGTAGATGGATTCATTATAAACATTTTCTGCATTGTTTGCATGATTTTTATAGCTTCTAGAGAAGAGCCCACAATATCTTTCATTACATCGTCTATAAGAATAGCGTTTATTCTTACGCCCTGCTCTAATCCTTTCATCCAGTTCTTTCCTAATTCCATATATTTCTTTGACGGAGATTCAGTTTTAGATTCTGCTTCTGCAATACCTAAAGCATCTTTGACTACATCCTTTACCGTAGTGAATAAGTTGCTGGCTTTCGCTGCAATTCCATCTATTATTCCCTGAATAAGATTCTCTCCAAACGTAGAGAAATTCGTTATAACGGTATCAAACCATCCAGATATAGTTCCATCTTCTCCAAACAATCCATTCCACCAATTCTCTATGTCTGTTTCAGCTGTTTTTAGCCACGTCATTATAACGCCTTCTTCTCCAAATATGCTTTTGATCCATGTTTCAAAGTCAGTAAATGAAGTGCTGAACCACAAAGTAACAGATCCTCCCTCTCCAAATAATCCTTCCCACCATTCTCCAATTTTTAGAGCTTGATTAGCCATCCATGTATTTACAACACCTTCCTCACCGAAAATTCCCATAATCCAATCGGTAGCATTTCCGGTAGAGGTCATATACCACGTAGGAACTGTTCCACCTTCTCCAAAATTTGTAGACCACCAAGATTCAATATCTAATCCAGCTTGTTTCATCCAGGTATTTACTGAGCCTTCATCACCAAAAATTCCCATTATCCACTCAGTTGCTTGTCCAGAAGATGTGAGATACCATGTAGGAACAATTCCACCTTCTCCAAAATTAGTATTCCACCATGTTTCTAGATTTGTTCCAGCCAATTGAAGTTGAGTATTTAATTCACTATTTGTTCCATAGGTATCCTGAGCCCATGTAGCCATTTGTTGTTGAGACTGATTTTGTCCCGTAACAAGTGTACCATTTTCTCCAAATAACTTATCCCACCAAGTAGAAATTGCTTCTCCTGTGGCTTCCCAATCTATTGGTTCTATTATCTGTTTTTCCTCGATCATATCTCCAGTAAATATAGATTTGACGTCTTCATTCCACCAAGTAGATATAGCTTCTCCGGTAGCTTTCCAGTCTATTGGACCTAGAATTTGCTTTTCTTCGATCATGTCTCCAGTAAATATACCTTTGAATGATTCTTTTACTCCATCGAAAAATGTTCCAACCCCTTTTCCTTCTAAAAATTCTTTACCCTTCTTTGCAATTTCTCCAATTCCTATAGCAACTAATGGAACAAGAATTGATAGAGATTTAAATCCCTCAGTATATCTTTCAAGTGTTAGTGATTTCTTGAATTGATTGGAAACCTCTCCAGAAGCAGCATTCAGAAGCCTACTGGCTATAAATACTTTTATAAGGGTATCTGCATTATCAACAATGAAAGTTAGCAATTTCAGAATGATAGGAGCAGCTGTAGAAGCAAAATCTCCGATAGCTGGAATCCAGGTTTCAGCTAAATTTGCTAGAAATTCTTTGATCTTATCGAATGTGGTTTCATTTATAAATGTAGAGAAATCATTTAGAAATGAGGTTATATCTTCTCCATGCTCATCAATGGTATTTGCAAAAGATATGAATAAATCTCCTAATAATTCTAAGACGCTTTTTCCTGTAGCTTCTGTAGTAATAAACAAATTGGTGAATATTCCACCCAAAAGATCTCCGATAGCTTTTAGAATACTTTCTCCATCTCTATCCCAGAAATCTGTAAGAATCTTTAATCCTTCATCTATTTGGGTTGTAAAATTCGTCCACGCAGCTTGAAATGTTGGATCCTCAATTACATCTTTCCAAGTTTGTAAAGCATTTTCGAATAAATCTCCTAGGGGTAAGAAAGGTTCCTCTATTTCTTTCCAAAAATCCTCTGCTTGTTTTAAAATTTCATCCCACATAGCTTGAAGTTCTGCTTCTATGTCTAATGCTTCCGTAGCATCTAACAGAGCCTGATCTATCAAATCTTCTAGATCATCCGTTAGACCAGAGATATCACTTCCCCCTCCTCCACTTAATTTTATATTCACCTGTCTATTAATAAGCTCATTAAGCTCTATCTGAGCATTTATGATATCTTCAAGAGCTTTTAGTTCATTCTCTAAAGCCTGTACATTTGCTTCAGAAACTTCATTTATATACTTCTTTTCCTGCTTTAACTTAGCTTCTACTTCATCTTTTTCATCTTTCAGAGCATCTAATTTAGCGTCTCCTACTTTTTCTTCTGCATCTCTTTGTTCTTTAGCTATTCTAATTTGACGCTCAAGTAATATCTGTTCCTTTTCAAGCTCTAACCGTTCTCGTTCTGTAGCTGTAAGAATAACTTTCTTAAGAGTACGATCTATTTGAGCAATTCTAGAAATATCCTCACTTCTATCTTTTACACGATTTAATTGTGCGGTAAGACTAGCGATCAAGTCATCATACTTTTCTGTAGATTGATTTATTTCTTCTTGAGTTCTGGCTATTTCTTCATTTATATAAACCAGTCTTTCAGAAGATCTTGCGTAATTTATAATAGACTGAGAAAGCTCATCTCCAAATCTACCCGCAAGATCTACGATATCCTGGAAGGAATCAACTACTTCTCCAAATATATTTACAGGGACTAAATCTTCGAAATCCCATAAATCTTGGACAGCTTCTCGTATAGATACCACATCAGTCAATTCTAATGATTTGCGAATGAACTGATCAATATGCTCAGAAGCTATTCCAATAACATTTGTAAGATTAGCCATAGCAGAGCTAGAAATAGTTCCAAAATTTCTATACTCTTCTATGATATCTGCTAATGCTTTCTTTGAACCAAGAATTCTGAATATAACAGCTTCTGCTCCAATTTTTCCTTCCCAAGATTCTATTGCGCTCTCTAATATATTTCCAATATCGTCAAAGACAGAAAAATCTGCATTTCTCCAACCTTCCATATATGCAAGCATAGCATTAGCACCCCAGACCTCTAGATCTGGAAGCAATAACGGAGGACTGTTAGATTTCAATAGTCTAGATATGGCTTGACCAATAAAATTGATAACTTGTATTACTGCTGAAATTGCAGACGCCATACCCTGAGCAAATGATAAAACTATATTTTTGCCCCATGTTTGCATATTCACTTTTATCTGTTCAAAAGAAGTTCCAAAATAATTCAAAACTCTCTGGATAAAATCGGCAACTCCTGAAGCACCTTCTGCCATTTGCTTATTAAGTACAGTGAATCCAGCAGCAAATCGTAAAATTCCAACGTGCATATTATCAATAGTCGGTAATGCACCGCCAAGAGTGCTGAATAATTTAGAAAAAGCTGGCTGAACTTGCTTTGAAACTATATCTCCCATTTTTGTATACGAGAATAATAGAGCCTGTCCTAAACTATCCATCAAATCAGCTGTTCTATCTGTCATCAAAGATTCTAGCATTTCTTGAAGATCTTCTGCTACTTGATTAGCGATCGGTCCAAGAAGTCTAAATCCAAGCATAATCTGAATTAAGTCTTGAAGATTTGTTCTTACCGTTTGAAATGTTCTGGACAATCTCATCATAGCTCCAGGAACAGTTTCTTCTACCAAAAGTAAGAATTCTTCAATAAACTCAGAAGCAGCTATTTTTCCTTCTCTGAATAAATCCAAAACTTCTGCTCTGGATATTTGCATCTTTTCTGCAAATCTATCAGCAATTTGATTGATTGGAACAAAGTTATTCGCAAGGTCTCTTAACTCACGACCAGTTGGTCTTCCAGCAGCAGACATCTGACCCAAGTTATAAATAATTCTTTCCAACACTTCATTTCCAGCACCCATTGAAGCCGTGAAATCTCCTACGGTCATAACCATTCTTTGAGCCATGTCTGTGGAGAATCCATAGGCTTGACCCATAGCAAGAACTTTACCAACACTTTGAGCACTGAATGGAGTTTGAACAGCAACTTGAGTAACCCAGTTCAAAAGATCTTCTGCCAAACCAGAAGTTTTTGCAAATGCTTCTTGAACTGGTATTTGATTTTGAACGGCAAAATCTCTAGCAACAATCGTTTCTAATTGAATTTCTAACTTCTGAAAGGTATCTACAGCTTCTAAAGTTTGTCCTACCACATCACCAATAGCTCTATTGAATCCTCTGAACATGTCAGCAATAACAATACCACCAACAATAGAGACAACTCGGTGAAACATATCACCGAGTTTATTTACTTCTTCAGTAGATTCCTCGAATTTTCCAGAAATAGATTTAGCAAATTTATCCACAAAGTCTGTCATACTCTTTAGTTCAGATTTGAACGTAGTAGTATTCTTTGTATAATTCGATAAATCCATGACGGCTTTTACGCCAATTTCTGTGAAAGAAGCTGCGGTAAGAGCAGATAATCCTATCGGCATGAGCTATCCTTTATTCTGTTCAAATGATTGCATATGATTATCTGTTTCAACAAACGCAATCATCAAAGTTTTATCTATTTTAGATTTAGACCAGAATTCCTCTGGAGTTAGATTCCAATATTTTGCAACAAGAACATCTCTGTAGAGCTCAGAATATTCCCATGAGCTCTTTTCGATTTTAAGATTGCTTAGAGATGTTCCACCAGTTTCATTATGAGTCGGATTCCAACTTATCCTGAAAGGAGTTCTTCACTGACTTCAGATCCTCCTCAGTTATTCCTCCGATTTTCATTACGCTTTGAATAATAAACTCTATATCTTTATCATTTCCAATTACCTGAGTTTTCTTAAACATAAGCAATAATTCGTCTTCATCCTCTGGAACAGGAAGACCCATCAATTTTTGTTTCTTTATCCATTTTTCTCGTTCAGGAATTTCAACCTCTACGCCCTCGACAAGAACTACATTTATGAGAACCTCAGTAGCTTTCTGATCAGCTTCTCTGACCTTCTCTAAATATTTACTCCATTCCGTTTGTTCTTCTTGAGAAGATTGAAGAATGGATTCTTGATCATGGGTATGAATTTCCTCTCCTCCGCCCTCAAGTTTCACAACGTAGGTTGGAGGTTCTGGTTTATCGATAGCCGTAGAAGCCATCTGAATTAGATATGGTGGAAGAGGTCTAAGTTTTACACTTATTCCTCTGGAATTTACAAATGAAATCTCAGATACAGATTCATTTATGTTCACCACTTTCGTAACATTTTTATCTTTAAAATTCTTAGTCATTTTTGCTCCCCAAATCCAAGGCTGAGAATAGGTGGGGAGCTACCTATTTCTCAACCTTGGATTCGAATTAATTTTAGCAGAAACTAAATTGCTCCCCGATTAAGCTGGCGTAATCTTACCAATATATCCTGTTCCGCCAGAAGCCAAACCAGTGAAATAAGCTAATTTTGGAGATACAATTCTTACGTCAGTCAAACCACCATGTGTGAATGCTGGCAAAGCTAACCAATCATATCCACCATTTAGAGTCATCCAGATACTACCATTCGCAGCACCACCGACAGCGATTCCAAATAATTCATTGTAGAAATCAATTGCTCCTGCATTGTAGGTTGTTCTAACTGACCAAGTTGTTCCACCGTCCATGGTGTAATACAATCCGTCTGCTCCAGCAACCCACGCAAAGTATTCGGAAATACCATGAATGTCATTAGCATCAGATGAACCAGAAACTGTCGTTGCTGACCAGTTTTCTCCGTCAGTTGTTTTGGCAACCTGACCACCAGTATAGACTGCAAAACCAACTTCAGTATCTACCATAGAGATAGCCATAATGTCAGTCGCAGAAATAACTGCACTCTCACGAAGTGTCCAAGTTTCTCCAGCATCTGAAGAGAAGTAAATTCTTCCACCGTCAGTTCCAAGCCAGATATTATATCGATCCTCTCCGAATAAAGCCAGAGAAGAAGCAACATATTCTCCATTTACAGAACCAACATTGACGGTAGTCCATGTAGCACCATGATCGTCTGAATAAGCAATTTCTGCCGGATTTGCTCCATCAGTTGTTCCTCTGGCAACGATTATTCTTGTTACCGTTCTGGACATTTTGAATGCGATTGCACCTGCAATATCCTCTCCACCATCAAATGGATCAGCCGCAGTAGCAGCCCATGTTCCACCATTTAGAGCCATGAGAACATCTGCTGTATTCGCTGCACTACCAGAAAGAGCTTTAGTGACGGCTAACATGAAGTCATCTGGGTCTTGAGCTGCACCACAATCACCTTCGCAAACATTCTCTCCAGCAACGGCAATTCCCATGATATCTTCTGTTTCTGCAACAGAAATTCTAGCTGTTTCCATATTGAAAACACGCAAAACTTCTCTAACAGAGAGATCGAATGACTGAGTTGATTCTCCTTCATCTGCTGGATTTCTTGAAGCTAAACTTCCAAGACTTTGCGAAGTTACTTCAACACCAGAAAGAACAAATGAGCGATCAAAATTGGAAAATACATCCCTACGTCCACAAGAAACCTTGTGAACATACAAGGGAAAAGGACAACCCTTAGCAGCAAGATCTTCCAAGTAATCTGCTGTTTTTCTCAAATCAGTTTCGATTGAAGTTGTGATAGTTCCAGGTTCACCTTTGAAACTATTCTTAACGACAAACTTACCAACCTGAGCTGGATCTGGACACCATAGGACTGTTGAATCTCCTTTGGGTTCCGGAATGTCCCCGACACTGTGGCATCCTAAATATTTTGGTTCAGTGTTTGGTCCGTCAGGCTGAACCCATACAGAGGATTGACCAGCTAAAAAATTTGTTCCTGCCATATTATTACTCCTTATGTTGACTTTCTTTGGCAATTCTCAAAAGATCACCTAGATTAATTCTAAGTGCAGACAATAGTGCTGACTGAACAGTAGAAGGATTCTTTAGGGCGTCCTCTGCAGTCCATATTCCAGCTTTGTGCAACTCTATCTCTAAAGATTCAGGAGTTATCATATTAATATTCAATTTCAAACTCCAAGGAACTCCATACGGTAAACCTTGATCCAATAAATGTCTTGGAACGTATGAATCCTTCTCTTTAGTTACAATACTAGAGGACTGAACACTTACGCGATAAGGAACTCCATCCTCTACATATTCTATCAATGTAGCCATCTTTTTTCTAAAGATCGGTTTTATTTTTACTAATTCCTTCATATAACTCCTTTCATTTACTTCCATACAGTTGGAGCGTGTTTGTCTATTATTGCTTGAAATCTTGCTTGCATACTTCTTCTTCCAGTACTGAATTCTTCCGTTATTTGTTGACTAAAATTTCTGGGCTCTATACCAGTCCAGAAGAACGCATGATTGAGATTGAAGTAATTTCCATCTAAAACTTTTACACCACCCGCAGGATCCGATCTCAATGTTCCAGGCATGGTTCTTGCATCATATGTTCCAGCTGTTCCCGATATTCTAGGTTTCGTTGGATAAATCATATGTCCAGAAACGCCTTTATCAATATAATTCCAAACTGGATTATCTGTTCCTACAGTTACTTCAATCGTATTACGATCAGTTCTAGTATTAAGTTTGGGTTTGAATTTTGGTTTATCTTTCCTCCATCCTACTGTAGTTTTTCTGAATTCCTTAGCTATTTCTTCTCCATAAGCAGACATCTCAAAAAATACATGTTGTCTTAATCTAGAATCATCAAACTGTTTAGGGCGAATAGCTTCCATCTGTATCATAATTTTCTTTTTCCTACCAATGCTGATAATCTATTCAATTGAATACCACAAGCCCATTTCCAGGCAATCCATGCACCATCAGACATACCAAATGGACATTCAATTCTTTCTTTGGTTAGAATCTTTGGAATTTCTCTATCTCGTAACCAAAGTCTTTGAGTTACATCACAACCACAAGGCTCGGTAGGCATCATGGAATGAGCAAGCCGTATAACCATTGATTCTACCGTTCTAGTAATTTCAGTCATTCCTGCTTTGTAATTCAATTGAACATGATCATATGATTTGCATGTAGTAGGATATCCATAATTTATTCTAACTTTTCCTACGTATGGATTATCTAGAAATATACACACATTATCGTAAGTTTCCACACATCCTGGAGGACATGATTCTGTTCTATACATTAATTTTGCTTGAACTGAATCGTCAGTATAAATTCGTTTCACATCTACAGTAGTCTGAAAGTTACTATTTTCTGTATATAATAATCCTTCAGGAGGATTATCCAAAAGATCATAATCTACCATTCTACATCTAGGAATGGAAATTGTAAGTAATTGAGAAGTTTCGTCATACGTAATTCCAGAAGGATAAATTTCTAGTTCTGAATCTGGATAGAACACATGAACTTCAGATAAATCATCTATTACAGAAGGAGAAATAAAGGAAACGGTAAAAGTATCCAGTCCAACGCCAAAAGACTCAACATCTACTGGTATGTCTCCAGATAATTCTTCCTCTGCTCGTATTCCAGCTTCTATTATTCTGCCCCAATCTGTAATTAGAATGGTATTGATGTCATGTCGTTCATCTGCTATCCAAGTAGGTTCTAATGGATATTCAAGAACCCTTTCAATAGTTTCTTGAGCTTCCTGAAGATATGCAGATATGTCGTCTCTTTGGGATTTCGTCCAGATTTCTCTGCATGCAAAACTTGGATTTTCCTCATGAGAGACCCCAAAGAAAGCACACTCTCTGTATCCAATCAATTTTGCATATCTTGGGAGAGATACCACAGATCTTGAAATGACTTCGCTGGAAATTTGCATTTTTACCCTTTAGGTGTATTTTAGCCTTAAATTAGGGCTAAAAATACGTTCGATTACTAATTTATTTTAGGTTAAGGTTATTTAATACCTATACAAAAACCACTCTTTTAATCCAGGAACCTTTTAGACATGGTTGAAAGAAAAGCCTGAGCACCTGCTATTCCAAAGATCAAAAGAAAGATATTTCCAACAACTGTTTCTGTAAGAACCAAGATTACGGTAAACGCAGAAAACCAAACACCGACACAAAATGGGCAATGAACTAAATCAGCAGCAGATCTTTTCAGTTTATTTTCTCTATCATCTGAAGCTTTCTTTCCTAGAAATTCTCGCAATGACTTAAAAATATACATCGGTCCATCATCTAGAGCAATTAGCTCAGACAATCTATATGAAGTGAGAAATGCAAGAACAAACTTGAAGATCAAAGAAAATTCTGTCATACAAATTGTTCTTTTTGTTTGTCAATCACATCAACACTTATTCCTAGCAATTTGGAAAGAACATCTGAATCTGTATCTATATACTGTTCCCAGTATATAATTCCAGCATCTTCCAGTTTACTAACACTCTTCAAGCCTATTCCCTTGATAACTCCAGATTCAATTTTTGTCATGTCTTCAGAAGGCTCCAATGAAGAAACTTCCATTACCACAACTTCCTCCATAGGCTCTTCTAGTTTCATTTCCTCGATGGTATCCTCTACAGGTTCAACTATTTGAGACTGAACTTGAACAACTGGTTCAGGTTCAGGTTCTGGCTCAACAGCTATTGCCTTGAACATGTACTTTCCATGCTCTACGATGTCCAGTAAACCGACTCCCTTTGTAGCGTGGAGATCACGATCATCTACATATCTTCTGTTCTTTTTTACACTGAATTGATAAGCAATTCCAGTTGTCGGTCCATAATAAACTTCTGCTCCATAATTAGAGCCTTGATATTCAAGTAACGACATTCCGACAGATCCAACTAAAGTATTCACTGATGTCCTTTCTACACTTGTAGGAGATGTACTCTCCCTTCCTCTATTACCACAACAACCCATTGGAAACCTCCCCGAATAAATATCTCTAAATTCTAACTTCATTTGATCGTAATAAAATTTTTGTTGCTCCGAAGATGAATTTCGCAAAGATCTATTTTGTCTTTCTCTTCTATATAGATACCCTGCTCGTTCAACGTGGATACCGCAATATCCTTTTACTCCGAGAGCCACGTTGAAAGACCAATCGTCTCTACCGTACCTAAATCTTTCCGGATATCCACCACATTCTTCCCATGCTTTCTTTGGAAACATAATTCCTGCATGAATAGTGTTTTTATGGATTAATTTGTTGAAATCGTAAGGTGCTGTTCTAAAAACATGTGACATTCTTCTTCCATCTAAAAATAGTATTCCATTATCATAAATAAGAGAGTGCATATTTTTTATCTGGAAGCTCATCATTCCTTCTAGAGAAAAAGATTCTCTCATATCGTCAGCATCTATTCTTGTTATTATTTCTCCTTTAGCTTCGTAAATAGCTGTATTGCATGCCACAGGAGTTCCTGAATTTTTCTTAGTTCTTACATATTTTATTCCTGAAAACTTATTAGCCAACTCATTTACAACAGCTTCGGTATCATCGGTAGAACAGTCGTCTGCGATAATTACTTCGTACGGGAGTAAGGTTTGCTCAGTAAAGAACCCTAATGAGGTCTCTCCTCCGTATATGCTATGTATTAAATCTGACAAATATTTGCCATGATTATATGAAGGAACAATTAAAGACAGCGAAGGAATTTTACCGAGCAAACCTGTTCTCCACAACCAATGTATTCAGTCTTGAGACAACATTGGAAGTGGGAATGCGTAGATTCCCACTTCCGCTAGATAAATATTATGGACAAACAGCAGCACTGAAGCTGGTTTCAGGGAAGAAACTAGATTCCCAAGGATCAGGTGAAATAATTCCACCAGGAGTTGTGCAAAGCACATCTTGGAATCTTGCCTGCGCCCAAGGAGCCCAAAGAAGTAAACGAGGTTCCATTTGAATTTCTCTCTGAATACATGTTTGAGTATTATTCATCCAGGTAAGAATTCTACCACCATCAGTGTAGCGGAAAGGTCCGTCTGAGTAAGCTGCTGGAACAGCAATCATGTTTTTGTATTGACCAGAAATAGTCTTTACATTTCCAACTTTTCCTGTCAATAAATAAACATCTGAAGCACCAGTGTCCTCATCAATCATTGACCAACTGTAACTCACCAATGGAATCTCAAATCCGTCAATGTAGATCTTTCCATCACCAAACATACCACCATTCAAAGAATCTCTGAATTTTCTTGCTTCGTATGATTGGATAGCAACCTGAATATTGGTCGCTCCAGGACAAACACTCCAACAAGTAAATTGATCAAGAATGCAGCGAAGAATATGTGTCGGAGCCATGATAATCATATCGCCAGGAGTCAGTGGTTGTGCATCCAATGCTGGAGCCATCTTGATTCGATCTCGGATTCTGCGATAGACAGCCATGAGAACGTCAATGAAATCGTAAGATGAGCCAACAGCTGCACCATTCCAAGTAATACCGCTACCACCATCAAGGGTATTTCCGTTCCAATCAACAACAACGGAATCCATAGCACGACAGAATCTTCCTGCGCTACTGGTATAACCAGTTTTGATCAGTCTCTGCAATCCATCAAATTGACCAGTTGATGTTTTATTTCCATCAATCAGCATTCGTTTTAGATCCTGAAGCATTGCTTCAGTTGCTAAACGCATGTCAAATTCCTGGTCATCACGAATTGGAGAACCATCCAAACGGTAACGAGGTTGAATTTCACAATACTTCATACCTATGTTTGTCGCATTTCGGGCAGGACCGTGACGACGTAACAAAGCATAATCTTCCAGAGTAAAATCACAAGTTCCAAACTCGACTCCGTTAGAATCACCGCAGGGATCTGAGATGTATCCAGCAGTTCTTGTTCGGTTAGAATCTTCTGGACGGACATAGGTAATAAAGTTTTTCTTGATTATACAGACGTCAGATTTCTCCCATCCGATCCAATCAAGAAATTTGCTTTGACCTTCGAACGATAAGGACATTAAGTCCCGATCTCCGCAAAGATCAAACAAACCACAGCAACCATAGATAGTTGCTAAATCAGATAATGCACTAATAGTCATATTTATCTCCTCATCAAATACGAATTACTTTAGAACTTCTATAGTTCTGCTTGCTAAATCCTCAAAAGATTCCTCTTCGGTTTCTCCCTCGGTTTGAACTCTAGCTCTATGAATTGCAATCGTTTGTTTCTTTCTGGGAAGATCTTTTACCCATTCATCCCTTTTTTGCTCATCATCAGCTTCAAGTTTTACGACTCTTTCCACTAATACTTTATTCTCTTTGATCAATGAACTTCGAAGTCCTGCAACTTCTAAAGCCATATTTTCAAGAGAAACTTTTTGTTGAGCAACCAAATTTCTCAATTCATCGATAGAGTCTGCCATTTTTGGATGCTCGGCTAAACGATTAACGATCTCATTTACCAAATCATCGTCAATCTCCAATGACGCAGGTTCTGAACTTTCCTGAACTGGCTCTGTAGAGGGTGTTTCTTCTTCCTCTGGAACTTCAATTTCAGGAATCTCAGTCTGTTCGTCTTTTGGTTGCTCAGAATTACTTTCCTCAGATTCGCGACGAATAAGACCCTTATCGTTAATTTCTCGGTTTACCTCGTCAACCATACCAATTAATTCCTCTGCAACCTCATCATCTCCAGCTAATTTCTTAATGCCTTCAATTAATTCAGGTTTCATACGGTTCACCTTTCCTTTAGATTTTAATGCAGTGAATAGACAACACGCTTGTTCCTCGGGGAGAATAGAAATCTCCTCGAAATAACCATCTGTATACATAGGAACTTTAATATCCTCAGCTACCTGTTCCATATGTCCTTCCGTCGGCCAGAAAGAGATTGAAGAACCCCAATAATTCGGATCTTCCTCATAAGCTCTTATCATTGCCTTCGCAACAATACCATCATCAAACGTACCGGAAGCCAAAAGAAGATTTTCTTCTCTTGCAACCCAATCAGTCATTCCCATTTTGAGATTTTCACCTTGATGCCAAAAGGTCAAATATGGAAATCTATCATTTTTATATGCATCTTTTACAAGATTGTCAAACAATTTAGAGGAATCAATTGCACCATTTCTATTCAAAACATTTGAAGAAGCCACTAAAAACCATCTAACAGAATTATCCTTCTGCCGTTGGATTATCATACGACTTTCTTTGACAGGTTCAAATACCTCTTCTACACGAATGAGCTCCCCTATCGAAACTTTCGAGTTTTCAACCTCAATAAGAGCTTTATACAATAGTCCATCTTTTGAAAAGATAGCAAACATATCCTTGGATTCATCAACATATAGATCAATGAGCCAAACCCACTCTTCTGATTCCATTGACTTATAAAAAACTTGTTCATAAAGACTTGATATGCTTGTAGAATCCTCGACAGGAGCAGTAACTACTTCTGGAAAAATCTTTTCCGCTGCTTGCCTTAGAAGATTATAAACTTCACTCAGAGTTTCTTTGATCATATCTTTCCTCACCATCTATACTACATTATAGCATTTACAATCTACCTTGACTAGTATTACTTTTTAATCTCGCTCAAAAATCGCTCCAATTCCTCAACTCTATTCTGGAATGAATGATTTTTATCTACAAATCGTTTTCCAGCATTTGCAATATTCCTCCTATCTGCTTCTCTATCTCTCCATTCACCAATTAAATATTCAAGTTCTTCCAACGTATTCCATATGATAAGATGAACTCCATCCTTCAAACCTAGAAATTCCTCCATTCCCGGAATATTTTGCTGCAACATAAATGCTCCAGCATGAAGAGCTTGAAACAATCTATTGGAAACATATCCAATGGATTGCGGATACAAATTATCTCCAATAGCAATCTTAGAGGAACGATATAAAGCATCTCCATCTATAAAATTGTATTGATTAATTCCATCAGCCTTTATATGAGTCGGCCATTTCCCGAATAAACCTACTTTCCAATCTTTATGGTATCGTAGCATTTGACCCATTTGAACTCTTATAGGATTGTAGCAATTTCCTAAAAACATTACATCATACTTATCTTTTTGAATTTGAGACTGCGGTAAAGGAGTATAGTCCTCATATCCTATCTGCCAATACTTAAAATTTATTCCCTGTAATTCATATTCTACTGCAACATCAGCGGTAACAAAGGTCGCCAAATCAAACAATTTTAGAACCTGAATATATGCAGGAGATCTTAACATGGCAAGAGAATAATCTCCATTCCAAGATACAAATGTTGTCTTTGGAAATTCCTCTTTTACTCTCATCATAAAATCATACGTAAGATATTTAGGATTATGATATTGAATCAGTACAACGTCAGGCATAAACATAGAAATCGCATAATATAGATTATCTGTGTTTTGACGATAATTTATTTCAGAAGTAAGAAACTTTTCTGCAAGAGCATCTCTCAATCCATGCTTTGTTTGTAGCTGATGAGGAAATTCATTCTCTTCATAGATAGGAGCATATACAACTCTTCTATCTCGTTTCAAAGGATTTGCCATTCTAGGAGCTGGATGAAGATTCGGTCCTAGAAGCCCATTTCGCGTCCACTTCTTTACCCATTTTTCAGAATCCTCATGAGATCTGTTACCGTTAGTATCACTATTTTTTCTACGCAATTCATCCTTTACCACATAATCATTTATGCAACATGATTCCATAGGTAAAACTTTGAATCCAAGCTCATGAACATTACACGATATCTCATTATCTCCAGCATAGTGTTTGTAATCACCCCACCAACCAACTTTATCACCTAACCATTTTGGAATGATACAAACTTGTCCATAATAGGCTCTTGTTGCTTTACCGTTCTTTACAGCAGGAATCTCTGCTACCTTGTATTCTGGAGAATATCTATTCTGTGGAAAACAACCTATGCCACAATCAAGATTATCATTCATAAATGCAACAGAATTCTGAATAGATTCATACCTAAATTCTATATCGTCATTGGCAATAATTACATATTTTCCCTTAGCAGCTTTGAAGCCAGCGTCAAAGGCTTTTACAATTCCCAGTAATTCACCCTGCTCAATCAAAACTACGTCTGGTTGTTTTCTAAGCCACTCCAAACTTCCATCGGTAGATCCACCCTCAACGATAACAAGCTCATATGGAATGCCCAATCCAACAGAACTTCGTACACTTTTCACCATTCTTTTCAACGAATCAATTCTATTGTATGTTCCTGTAACAATGGAAACGTACGGAGACTCGATCATAGATTAGATTCCTTATAAATAGCCATCAAATCATTATTTTTATGAGCATTTGCTTCGAAAAATATTTCATGCTCTGGAAATAATTCTTTAACTTTAGATACCAATGTTTCTAAAGTAATCGGAGACCATCTCAAAAGACCCAACAAGCGCATATCGTCTATCAATATGGTAACTTCAACACTTGCTTTTGAAATGATCTCAAGCTCTTTTACCATAGGAGTACACTCAGCTCCACAGTCAAGATGAGCATCTAAAAAGAATAGTGTTGGAATCTCAAGCAGCGGTACGGTTTTTGAAAGAATATCCACAGAATCTCCAAGAACGCACACTACAAAATCATTTCCCTGAAATCTTCTATAGGCTTCAAAATGTGTCTTTGGATCAAGTTCAATCGTCATAATATTATCATAACCAGCTTCCAAAGCCGTCTGAGTAGAATCTCCTTTAGAAGTACCCGTTTCAAAAAATAGTTCTGTCTTTCCTTTGTATTTCTTTATAACTTCTACTGGCAAACTTGCACTCATTTCATCCCTCCCCAAACTCTAGGTTTTAATAGATCTTCTCCGCTTTCCCATAGAATGGTTATCGTATTAGCAGGAAAAGAATACTGAACAATAGGCTCTCGTGGATATTTTTCAGCAGCCTTCCACATAGCTGGATCTTCCAATAATTTCTCACGCATCACTTTATTCTTAAGAGTTTTATACTTCATATATTGAATCTTAGCATTAGCTGTAGGAGAAGCAGCTACAGGATTATCCTCACTTGGCTCTTCCGAAGGCTCTGGACTCTGTCCCTCTGAGCTTGAGTCTGGACTTTCAACTTCTGGTTGTTCATCAACATCTTCAAGATCAGTACCATGAACATATTCAGCTTCTGACCAGGACGAGGGTATGATTCCATAATCAGCCAACAAAACTCTAGCTTCCTCTACCGTAATCATGGGTTGTCCATTCACTGTTGCTGTATACATTGTCTTCGCAACATCTACCCATGCTTGCTCAACTTTTGCATGAAGCAAATCACCTTCTTCATCTCTTTGGTCAAAGGTAAAGGTTACAGAATCCGGTAGAAAATTCTGTAATTGTTCTTGGAAGCCGAGCACAAAGTCAAGCCTACCTTTTCCAGTAGCTTTCTCATGCTGTAACGCAACTTCATTACCACGACCTAAAGCACCATATTGAACAGGATAAAATTCGCTTGCATCATATCCAAAACACAAGGCATATCCATATAAAATCATATCCGTCCACTCTTTGAGATTGAACGAAGTTGGAAGTTCAGATAAAGCTATCATTTTTGCATCAACACTTGCTGAAGCAGAAGCTAACACAGCAACAGATCCAAAATATTGCATCATGTTTTGATCAAGCTCTGCATCTCTAGCTTCCATAGCGTCATCCCATTGTTTACGATTGATCCCAGATAAAAGCATCAATCCTCTAGGAGCTCTTGCACCTAATCGTTCCTCATCATGCCTATAAACTGCTCGCATGAGCTGTCCAAGTTGCAAAGCACGATCAATGGCACAATTCCCAAGACCTCGATAATCTTCTCTAATAGATGGTAAAGAAGCCACGCGGAAGAAGTCAGTATCTTTCCAGTTCTGAACCTTGCCTTTCGAAGGAGAATATCTTAAGGGAGTTTTATAATTTCCTGTCAAATAGCATCTCGTAGGATCTACATGATATAAAGCACGAACAGGTCCATTCTTTCCCTCAGTTCCCAATTCTACAATTGAACCCATATTGGTAGACCAGAAAGAAGATGAAGCAGCAGCTAAAGCTGGACGCCATCCTATCAATCCAGGAGCAACTTCAAAATTATGCAGCATTTCAGTCGTTCTATTTACTTGAGTCTTGCCACCAACAACTCTCCAGCCACGATTCTTATCTATGGCTGTAACAGAGTTCAGAACACCTGCCAGATGAGGTTCTTTGAAAGCATAATCATAAAGAAATTTATCTCTATTTCTGCTGTCTGACTGATATGCAGGAACTTTCTCCTCAAGATCTTCGTAAAACTTCATCAAAGACCAGAAAACATCGGAATAATCTCCAGCTTCATCTGTTGAGGCAAATCTTTCTTGCTTAGATTTTACCATATTATCTCCTTCTGCCCATTCCTATAGACCAGGAATCATTATAATTCTCCAAGTGCATGGCTAGATATCTTGTGGTATCCATACCGTGATCATCTGCTTTCTTAGGAGTTTCTTTCTTTTGACTATCTTCCCAAACGTATCCTTCAAATTCTTGCTCTGTTGAATAAGGTTTCATTGCATCCATCAAAGATGGGTCTGGTTCTATCAATGAATCCCGCATAAAATAAAGTCTTGCTTTCTTATTATCTTGAATCTTGAGCCTTGATTTTACAGCATGGATTCCAGCTGAGACTGCTTTTACAGCCGGAATGGTAGGGACA